CTCGTGCTCGCGAAGACGCTGATTCACCGCCCGCGCGTGATGATTCTCGACGAGCCGGCGAGCGGCATGGACCCGATGTCGCGCATTGCGCTGCGGCAGACGCTGCGCTCCCTCGCCCGCGACGGCACGACGATCATCGCCAGCTCGCACATCCTCAGCGAACTGGCCGAGATGTGCACGAGCCTCGGCATTCTCGTAAAGGGAAAGCTGGTCATTTCCGGCACCGCCGAGGAGGTGCGCCGGAAGCTCGGCGGCGGCACGCGCGTGATCGAGATCACCGTGCTGGAGGAAGTGCATGTCGGGCGGGCGGCGTCTTTTCTCACGGGCCTGCCCGGCGTCGCCGCGCTGCGATGGGAAAAGCTGCAACTCCGCTTTGATCTTGCGGGCGACGAGCGCGAACAGGCGGCCTTGCTGACGGGCCTCGTGCAGCAGGGAATCGCCGTGCGCCGCTTCGAGGAACGTCAGGCGAGCTTCGAGGAAATCCTGATCCAAGTCTCACAGGAGGCCGGACAATGAGCGAGCCTCCTTCCGCCGCAAACCTTCCCGGCAACCCGATTCTCCGCCGGTACTGGCGCTCACGGTTGCGGCCCGTGTGGCTTGGCGTCACGATCGTGGTCGCGCTGGTCCTCGCCGGTTTCATCGCCACGATTTCCTACCTGCCGCTGCGCTACCGCGGGAATCTCAGCGAGGCGGATGCCGCGCGCGCGGCGTTTCTTCCGCTGCTCATCCTGCAGGCGGTCTTCGTGATGTTCCTCGGCACGGGCGCCGTCGGCTCGGGGATTCTCCAGGAGGCGGAGGAGGGGATGATCGAGTATCAGCGGCTCACACCGCTTTCGCCGCTGGCGAAAGTGCTCGGCTATCTTTTCGGGCTTCCCGCACGGCAATACGTCTCCTTTGCCGTCACCGCGATCTTCAGCGCGCTTTCGATTCTCATCGGGAAAATCCCGCTGAAGGCGTGGGGTCCGGTGTATCTCGTCTTCTTCAGTTCCGCGATCCTCTACCACCTGCTCGCGCTCATCACGGGCCTGATCATCAAGTCCCGCTGGCGTGCCGGGGTGATTTCGCTCGGGTTCGTGATAATCCTGAATTTTGTCCTGCCGAATCTCGCCAACTTCGGCTTCATCATCTTTTCCCATCTCACGATTCGCCCGGTGATCATGGCGAACTTCCTCGACCTCACCCCGCAATGGCGCGGCATGTGGGGCAACGTTCCGCAAAGCATATCGAGCCCCAGCGTGCTTTTCTTCGGGCTGAATGTGTCGCACCTCGCGTTTTCGCTGATCGTGCAGGGCTCGCTGATCCTGACGTTCATCATCATCCTCGTGCGCCGCTGGCGGGATGAACAGGCGCACCTGCTCGGCAAGTGCTACGCGGTCGGCTTCCTGATCTGGATTCAGGTCATCCTCCTCGGCAACGTGCTCCCGCTGCTCGGGCGCGGCAGCGTCATCACCAACGTGTTAAAAAGCCGCGGAATATTTTCGCCCGAAGTTTACAGCCTCACCGGGCGTTACGAAGCGCGCGCCCTCGGCGTCCTCTACGGCGTCATCAGCCTGCTCCTGCTGTTGCCCGTGATTTCCTGCATCACCCCGAAGGAGGACACGCAGATGATCGCCTTTCGCAGGAAGAAGAAATTCGCGCAGTCCCGCATTCCGTGGTGCTCCGACGGGGCCACCGCCGCGCCTTTCGCGTGGATTGCCGCCGGGCTTTCGGGTTTGGCATGGGCGATCGTCGTGCGGCACCTGCTCACGCCGCCCGCATTCGAGGGCGCCGGATTTCCCCCGCCGGGGTGGGCCGTGTTCACCGGCACCATTCTCGTCGTGGGTGCGCTTTTCCATTTCCTCATCGAGACCGCCGGACGCCGCGCGACGTGGGTGACCGTCTTCCTCGCCGGCTTCGTCCCGCTGTTCACCAGCCTTGTCCTCATCTCGATCGCCAACCGCTACTCCGACACCGCGCAATACATCGTGGCATTGTCCGCGCTGAGCGCACCGTGGCAGCCCATCCAGTGGATCAATCAACTGGGGAAAGGCGACGCCGGATCATTTGGTCCGCTGGTCCTGTTTCTCGCCGTCCACCTCGGCCTGTGCCTGCTCCTGTTCCTCGCGTGGCGCAGGCGGCGTCGCGAACGTTCGGCACGGGCGTAATTGCGGGAGAGCCAGCCCTGCTGAACCGGTTGGCTGACAATGACAGGCACGGGGAGGGTTCATGGAATAGCCCGGCGCTTCAGTGCCGGGTGAAGGGAAGGGGAAACGGGCAAAGTCCCATGCCTGTCCGGTTAGTTGACAAAGCGGCTTTGACAATAGCCCGGCGATTCATCGCTGGGTGTGGGGGTGGGATGCGGGCAAAGTCCCGCAAGGGACGGCAGGACCGGTTCTTCCGTCCCTGCGGGACTTTGTCCCTTTGTTCCGTTCGGTTCCCAGCGATGAATCGCTGGGCTATTGTCACCACGGTTTCCCGTAGCGTTGTCAACATACCGGACAGGCAGCCAATCTGGAACCCCCTGTCCAAAGCCCGGCCCCGCCGCCCGCAGGCAGGATTGCGCGCTGGCACCAAGCTCCGGGGACTTTGGGGACAGGATTGGCAGGATGCGCAGGATGAACTGGACTCCGCGCAGTGTGAGAAGCGATGGCCTCCGTTTGGGAATGGGTGGCATCCGCATGGAAAACGGTCGTTTTCAACGAAAAAGCACTGCTTTTCGCTGAAAGTGCGGTTTTCTACACCTCTCCGGTAATTACCGGAGAGCGTCCGGAGGTTACCGGAGAGCGTCCGGAGTGAGCCGGGGCAACTGGTTTGAGACAGCGGAATAGCCCGGAATAGGGGGGAAATGCGGGGAAACTCGGGGTGATCATAGGAGGATGGGCGTTTTGAGTCTCTTCAGCCCTGAAACGGGAGAGTTTGCAATGGTATGGGTCACGAATTCGGCCTTACGGACATCGATGCACGAGCCTTGCATGGCACTGGAAAGCGCGGCAGAATTCGGGCCACGAGCATTTTCAAAAAGGGATGTCCGCCGTTTCCCTCGCGGACGTTGCCTCCGAAGCCACGGGCGCGAAAATCACCTCCGCGCCCGCGAGCCGTCGCAGGGTGGACAGCGCGACGAGGAGATGCTCGTAATCGAGATCGTTCAGGACCGGGAGTGTCTCCAGATTCAGCGCCTCACGGACCGCCTCCAGCGCTGTCGCGCTGCCGAATATCTGCCGATCCATCCTCACGGTCTGAATCTCGCCGAGCAGCGCATCCTTCGTATCCCATCGCGCGCGGCATTCGTCCTTCAGCGCATTGCGCACGGAGTCCAGGCCGGCCAGCGAGAGCTGCTCCAGCGTCTGGCCGCTCCGGCCCATGCGGCCATCGCCTTTCCGCCGCCGCCGCATGTGGCCTTCCGTCTCGCGCAGGGAGCGCACGAGCAGCTCCGCGTGCTCCTGCACCCGCTCCAGTGCGGTGAGGAGGTGGCCGATGAAGACCAGCTTGCGCGTGCGCGGCATATCGATTTGGGCGATCTGCGTATCGAGGTCCGGCCGCACCTGGGCGAGCACATGGCCCTTCCACGTGTCGAAATGTTCCGGCGTGAAATCCTTGCTCGACGCCGGCAGCCCGAGATGCGCGTGAAGCGGCTTGCGGTCGGCTTCCTTCAGCCCCTTCGCATCCCGTAGCTGCCCCCACAGGCAGCGGTAAAACTTCATCGTGGCCGCGCTCAGCATGGAGCGGCCTCCCGCGCCCGGTCCTCAAAGCGCGTGTATTCCTTGATGAAAGTCAGCGGCACGTCGCCCACGGGGCCGTTGCGCTGTTTGGCGATGATGAGGGTCGCCTTGCCCGCGGCCTCCGCCTTCGCCTCCTCGCCCTCGGCGTAGTATTCCTCGCGCACCAGCAGCCCCACCACATCGGCATCCTGCTCGATGCTCCCGCTCTCGCGCAGGTCGCTCAGCCGCGGCCTGCCGCCTCCGCGCTGCTCCACCTGCCGGTTGAGCTGTGCGAGCACAACGATCGGGATGCGCAGCTCCTTCGCGAGACCCTTGATACCCGCACTGATTTCCGAAATCTCGATCTGCCGGTTGTCCGCCGCCTTGCGCGAAGTGCTCCGCAGCAGTTGCAGGTAGTCAATCACGATGAGCCCGATGCCGTGCTGCGCCTTCAGCCGACGCGCCCGAGCGCGAAGGTCCATGATCGAGATTGTCCCCTCATCATCTATGAAAAGCGGGGCCGCCGCGAGCCTGCCGGACGCCGCAGTGAGCGCGGGAAAATCCCGCTCGCCCAGGAAGCCGTTCCGCAGGCTCTTGATGTTCACGCGAGCCGCGCTGCACAGCATCCGCTGCATGAGCTGCTCGTCGCTCATCTCCAGAGAAAAAACCGCCACGGGCACATTGCCCGTCATGCACACATGCTCCGCGATGTTCATCGCGAACGCCGTCTTTCCCATCGAGGGCCGCGCCGCGATCACGATCATCTCCGAGCCGTGCAGGCCGTCCGTCATCTGATCCAGTTCGCGGAAGCCCGTCTCCATACCCGTGATTTTTCCGCCACTCGCGTAGATCTTTTCGATCGTGCCGATGGCCGCGATTGCCAGCTCCTTCGCCGAGCGCCGCCGCGACTTGCCGTGCGCGCGCTGCTGGGAAATCTCGAAAATCGCGCGCTCCACATCGTCAATCAGCCGCGCCGTCTCGTCGTCCTCGTAGCCGCGCGCCGCGTGCTCGCAGCACACCGCGATCACGCGCCGCCGCAGCCACTTCTCCAGCACGATCTCGACATACCAGCCCGCGTTTGCCGCCGTCCCGATAAAGGTGAACAGGTCATTCAGCGCGGGCGCACCGCCCACCTGGTCGAGCCTGCACGCATCGCGCAAGTGCCCTGCAAGCGTGATGAAATCCACCGGCTTCCCGGCATTCCACAGCGCCAGCAGCGCCTCAAAAATCTCCCCGTGCGCCGGAATGTAAAACGCCTCCCGCACCACGCCCGACTCCACTGCCAGCCCGATCACCTCCTTCGGCGCAAGCAAGCACGACGCCAGCACGCCCTTCTCCGCATCCGCATCATGCGGCGTCTCGCGGTGAAAATCCGGGGGGTAGGAGACCTTCCGCTTCTCGCGCTTCGATCCTGTAAGTGGGTCGCTCATCACATGGCCTCCGGGCAGTAATCTCCGCCGTTGACCCGGCCCCAGCCTTCCTTCTTCGCCGCGCGACGGAGCGCGCCCACAGGCAGATTGTTCGCTTTCATCGAGGGCCTCCGATCTGCACCGGCATCGCAGGCAGCACGCCCCCCGCATCCAGCGGACTCACCCCGCGCGCACGATCCCCGTGCATGTAGATCATCGTCGTCGCCACATCCGCGTGCCCGAGGAGCTGCCGCACCGTCGCGATGTCATTCCCCGCCTGGAGCGCGTGCGTGCAAAATGCGTGGCGCAGCGTGTGCGGCGTCACCGGCTTCGTCAGGCCCGCCGCCTTCACCGCCGCGCGCATCGCCTTCTGCACTCCCTCCGGCACCGCGTGCCAGCGCCGCTGCCCGCGGATCACCGCCGAGGGAAAAAGAAACTGCCAGCCCAACTCCCGCGGAGCCGATTTGTATTTGAGCGCCAGCCGCCCAGGCAGCTCCACGAATCCCGCACCCTCCGCGAGGTCGCGATCGTGCAGCGCCGCCCGCCACGCCACCTGCCTGCGCAGCGCCGCATCGAGCGCAGCGGGCAGCAGCGTGAGCCGATCCTTTCCGCCCTTGCCGTCATGCACGCGGATCGTCCGCGCCGCGAAGTCCGCATCCTTCACCCGCAGCGTGCAACACTCCTCCACGCGAAGGCCCGCGCCATACATCACACCGGCCATCAGCCGCGGCTGCCCGCGCAGGCCGGAGAAAATGCGCGCCAGTTCCTCGCGCGTCGGGATCACCTTCAGCGTCGCATGTTGCTTCGGAGCCTTCGGCAGATTCAGATCCCCCACCTTCACCGAGAGCACGTTTTTGAAGACATAGATGATCGCGCACAGGGCCTGCGACCGCGACTTCCACGCATAGCCCTCGTCCGAGAGCCGAGCCATCCATCGCGTGATGTCCTCATCCACCCACTGCGTCGCAGGCTTCCCTGTGTCGCGGAAAAACTTTCGCACCCACTGCGAATAAGTCTCCACCGTCCGATCGCAAAGCGCCTCCCGATCCCCGATGCGAACCTTCGCGACCTCCCGCAATCTGGCAATGACTCCGGTCTTCATTTATCCGACCTCAGTTTGTTCAATACACTGTTAGCCAGCCTACGTTTGAGGGCTTCGATGTTGTCCGCCGCGACTTCGATTCGGCGGGTGAGTTCGGAGATGAGCTTGTTTATCGCCTCGCCTTCCGTCTCGAATAGGTGGTATTTCTCGCTCATTGATGAGCCGACTTTGGGACACCACCACATTTCGGGATTAGTTGGAGCACACGAATATCCCGTGACAAGTTGCACGTCATCTTCCGCGACAGCCCACCACTGGCGTTTCTCGCGCTCGGTCGGCTGGCTAACAACGCGCTGCACCGCAACAGCCGGTGTCCTCTTTACGTTCGATGCTTTTTTCTTCATTGATTATTTTGGTTGCGCTCCACCACTGCCGCCCCCGGCTGTGGGTGAGCTTGGGTCGTTCGGCGTCCTTTGCAGTTTGTCAGCCGCTCCTGGAACTCCGATTGAGGCGAGGTCTTTCAGCATTTCTCGGTTGCTTGGTAGCGGCACGGGGTTGGCGGCGGCGTGTTCGCGGCACGCGCATAGATGACACCGCAGACCATTTGGCGTCATACTGGCCGGCCACTCGCCACAGCTCGCGCAGTATGACGGGCCGGACGCCGAACCCGGCATCGCAGCCAATGAGCTTTGCTCATCGGCTTTGTCGGCTTGGAATTTCATTTCGGCAGCTATCTGCATTTCGAGGCGTGATTTTATTTTGTCGCTCATGGCTGGATTTTGTCGTTGGGCGGCAAGAGATCGCGCTCGGTAGCAGTGAGCCTTTGCCGTCCGGTTTCGCAGTGGTCGAGATCGCGTTCGATGCAGACGTAGTGCCGTCCCGTTTCGGCGCACGCTTGCGCGGTCGTGCAGCTTCCCGCGAATGGGTCTAGCACCACACCGCCCGGCGGACACACCACGCGCACGAGTTGCGCTATTAGTTCCACCGGCTTCTGTGTTTGGTGTTCGCGGTCATCGGCGCTGACGCGCTTGCACTGCATCACATTCGCTGTGCCTTTGTCGTGGTAGGCAGGACTGCCAGCGGTCATGTGCATTATCAGTTCGTGGCGTGCGCGGAAGCCATTGCCGAGGCCCATGTGCGTCTTGTCCCACACGATGAGGTTCTGGTATCGGAAGCCCGCAGACTCCACGGCGGGGATGAGGTTCGGTATCATGCGCCAGTCGCAGAAGATGAGCAGCGAGCCGTTACCCTTGAGCAGCCGCAGAGATTCCACTGCCATCGAGCGGATGAGCCACACGAGGCCAGCCGTTCCCATGTTGTCGCCCACGAACCATCCGAGGCGTTGGATGTTCTCCGACCGCAGCCCTTGGCCTTTCGCTGCCGTGCGCGAGGCTTCGGACACAGAGCCGGAGCAGTAGGGCGGGTCAGTTATTACCGCGTCCACGCTGCCATCGGGCATTGCCTTCATCACTTCCAGACAGTCGCCACGAATGAGTTTGTCCACGAAATTGCCGCCCAACAAATCAGTGGAGCACAACGGCGGGATTGCCGTGCGCTCGACGCTGCTTTCCAGTTCAAATGTTGGTTTTACGTTCATCATTTTCCGTCCCCGCCGTGGCTCACTTCTGCGTTCGGCCACAAAACCATCATGCACAAAGACAGCAGTTTCATTTTCGATGTGGTCGAGTTTGTATCGTTCTCCATCGGCCTCAATGTGCATCACTTCGCTCGCGTCCACTTCCCACGGTTTTTCTACCTTGAGCGTGTCACCATCATCTTGTCCGCCGATTACGCGGATGAATTTCACGGTTTGCTTCATTTGTTTTACTCGTTGTGGCCTAACAAGTCGCCGGACCCAAAGCGGTCCCGCGTTTCAGTTTGGCGCTGTTGTTTGTTTGGTGGATCACTGGGCTTTCTGGCCGACGCCTCCACCGCTTGGGTCAGCTAAATCGTTGAACGACAGCCCGCACAGCGTGAGCAGCATCACCGGCCCGGCCTCGACGATGTGCGCAGGCTCCCCGTCGCGGAAGAACCGCCATGTCGTCGCCTCACTCATTTTCCCGCCCCTTTCTTCGCGGCAGCGCCCGCGCAGAGTTCCTCGCACTTCAGCGCGATGGTGCGCAGGCGTTCCGTGGCATCCACGGCACCGGCAGAGACGGCTTCCAGGCTCAGCTTCGCCTCACCGGCGTGCATGTCCTGCATCCAGTCGCGGGCCTCGGTGAGATTCGTGGCCATGCCGCCGATGTCAGCGACCGCCGCGAGCAGCTCGCGCTGCAAGGCTTCGATTTCCGCTTTCACTCCGACACCTCGCCTTCTTCCCCTTCGCCGGGCCATTCGAGCTTCACGTCGTTCTTCGGCAGGCCGCTCTTTTTGAGATCGCGCACCTGGGCGATGAAGGCCGGGGCCTTGTCGTCGCCGAGGATCACGCGGGCGGCGGTGCGGAAGGCTTTGCCGTCCTTCGCCAGCGCCTGCCATTCGGTGTGCGGCTGGTAGAAGAGGCCGAACGATTCGCCCGCGGCCTCCGCGATGCGCTGGTGCAGCTCGGAGCCATCCGGGAAGGTGAGCACGAGCTTGTCCGCGGTGATGACGATGCGCAGCGCGGCTCCGTTCGATCCGTGCGCGGTGAACTGCATTCCCTCGCGGTCCGCGTCCTTCAGCGGCTCGTGCTCGTGCGGCGCGGCGATGGCATCCTTCTTCAGCCGGGCCGCGACGGGCTTCAGCTTTTCCTTCAGCGCGGAGATTTCGCGGACGAGGCGCAGGCCCTCATCCACATCGGCGGCGATGGCGGCTTTGGTCCTCATTTGCCGAGCCTCCCGGTGATGATGCTGATGCGCGTCTCCAGTTCGGCGCGGGCCTTGGTGTATGCCTTGTCGAGCGTCTTCAACGCCGACTTGTGAGTGTTCACGAGCGAACGCAACTGCGTCCGCCGCTCGCGCAATTCGGCGCGGTCCTGTTTGATTTGTGGGTCGAGTTTCTTAGCCATGTGTTTTTGGGTCTGGGTTGTTGTTGAAAAAGTTCAGAAGCGCTCCCACGGCTCGCGGTATTCGAGGCCGACAAGTTCAAAGACCTCCCGCTCGCTCGTCACGGGATGCACCTTCCTCGCGAGGCCGCTGCGCTCAGAGAATCCCTCGTCATACGGGTTCCACTTCCACCCCTTGCGCTGAGCCGCCAGGCAGACCGCCACGTTCGACTCCGCGCCGCCCGTGCGGCACACGAGGTAGTTCCACCACGCCGCGTCCGTCGTCGCAAAGAGGTCCACCGGGATGCCGGTCGCGCAGTGGATCGCGAGCTTGTTCTTCATGCCCCACGACGTGCCGCCGATGATGTTCGGGCGCTTCACGATCACCCCGCGCGCGAGCATGGATTCAATCACCGCATCCGTCGCGGGCAGGAACTCCGGCTCGGCAAACATGTCCTCGCGCACCACCGGCTCGGGCCGGGCGCTCGGCACGAAAAGAATCTCCACATCCCCCACATCCGGCTTCCGCCGCCGCAGCGACCCGGCGACGATGATGCGACGGCAATGCGGACGCATCACCTCCACCAGTTCCTTCGCGACCGCGAGCGCGGCAGCGTGGGCAAAGCGCGGCTTGTCCGACTTCGCGGGCGCAAGCGAGTCCTCCCACGAGTCCGGCATCTCGATCTGGTTGCGGGTCGCAGCGTTGCCAGCGCCCTCCGGCGCTGCCCTGCGGGTCGCCTGCGGCGAGCTACCTCGTTCCACTCGGTTCACTTCGCACCTCCCGCCGGCAGGCTCTGCTTTTTCGTGATGTCGTGCGCGGACATGAAGTCTCCCCAGGTGATCTTGCGGTCCGCCTTGTCGGCCTTCTTCGCGGCCATCTTCAGGAACGTCACGTAGGCGCGAAGGCCGGTCGTCTTCACGAGCGCCTCGCGCTTCTCGTGGACGGCGTCCGGCGCGGGTGGCAGGCCGTAGGCGCGCGCGATGGCGTCCATGTCGCCCTGCGGGAGCACGCTCGGGAGTTGCAGCGGAGGCAGGCCGCGGCGGCGCAGTTGCTCCAGCAGTGCGGCGTGCGTGCCGGTCTCCACCTCGTCGCGGAAGACGTTCGTTCCGCACAGCACGAGGCCGCACTTCGTCGCGTCCCACAGGCGGCGGATGTATTCGAGCGTGTTCACCCGCGCGACGCCGCGGCCCGGCGACACGGTCGTCTCGTGGATTTCATCAATGATGAGCAGGTGCGAACTGCGGATGACCTCCATCGGCCTGTTCCAGAGCTGGTCCCCGCGCGCCTTCGTGCTTTCGCGGAGCGCCTTGTTCAGCGCGATGAGGAACTTGCCGATGTGCCCCATCGCCGGCATTGGCACGAGGATGGTGCGCCCGAATTTGTCGCGGTCGCGGATTTTCTCCAGCGCCGTCGTCTTGCCGAGCTGCGAATCGCCGTAGATGGGGTAGATCGTCTGGTAGGCGAGCGCCGTGTCGCACGCGGCCTTCATCTCCTGGTAGATGCTCGTCTCCACGAAGTCGGCCTTGTTGATCGCGCGCCGCTGCTCGTAGAGGTCGCGGTAGCCTTCGACCGTCTTGCAGAGGCCCGTGATGGGGATGGGCTTGAAGGTGCCGGCCTTCTGCGAGCCGGAGCCGTAGAGGCCGTTCACGAGCTTGCTCATCGTGCCTTCGCCGAGTCCGCAGGTGCGGCCCAGCGCGGCGATGGAGAGCTTGAGGTCAATGCCGTGCGTGAGGAGCCACTGAACGGTGGCGAGTTCATCCTCGGACACGAGGCCGGAGACCAGGTGCTCGGCGTAGGTCTCGCGCAGTTTGGCGGGCGTGATGGTGATCGTCCCGGTGAGCGCGGCGAAGTCGAGCTGCTCGTCATCGCGGGGCACGACGGGAATGGAGACGGGCGCTTTGGGCGTGGGTGCGGGTGCGGCTGGTGGCATCATGGGTGTTTGGGTTTGGGTGTTTGGGTTGAGGGATCAGGGCTGCGCTTCCGCGTCCGCCGGCAGCGCCGGTTCGTCGTCGAGAAAGTCGCGCAGCGAGCCGGATGGACCGGCGGGCGCGTCCGCCGGCTTGGCCGGTTCATCGTCAAGGAAATCGGAAAGCGATCCATCCACCGCGGCGATGCGCACTTCCTCGCGCTTTGCAGCGCGCAGTTCCTCCGCGGAAGGGCCGCCCTTGCGCACCTGGCTGTTGTGCTCCGCGATGGCCTCGATCTCGGCGGCGGCTCCGGCGTGGCGTTCCTGGAGCGGCGTGAGGAGCGTCTTGATCTCGTGCGCGCGGCGGCCGAGCTGGCGCTCGATGCCGGCGGTGTCGTGGGGGTTCGAGCGCATCCGTCGTGCGGCGGTGCCGAGAAATTCGCCGCGGGGCCCGTAGACCCACAGCACGGTTTTTTCCCCGGCCTCGAATGGGCTCACCACCACGCCATACTTCGTGCGCTCGGCGAGCCGGTAGCTGCCACCATCCGGCGCGGCCAGCGTGCCCTCGAAGGTCATCGTGTCGGGCGCAATCTCGCCATCCTGAATCTCGATGTCGCCATCCGCGTTCAGCGACTTCGGGCGGCGCAGGTCGTCGCCGAGTTCGCGGTCGCAGAACATGAGCGCGATCACCGCATCCGGCAGCGTCACGAGTTCCTTCATGCCCGCGCCGAAGACTTCGCGCGGCGCGAGCTTCCGCGCCCGGCGCAGGGCGGGCATGAGCGAAGCGGCTGTGACGAGCATCTGCTGCTGCCCGGCGTCCAGCGCGAGGAACTGCTCGGGCGACAGCCATTCGTTGCCGAGCACATCGCGACGCCACTCGACGAGCGTGTGCCCGCACTCGATCCAGCCTTCCAACTCGTGGTCGGTGCGCCACGCGATGAGGTCGTCAATCTCCCGCAGCAGCGAGCACGCCTGCCAGTACTCGAGCATCGGCGCGATCATGAGCTGCGCGCGCTTCGGGTCGCGTCCGAGTTCCTTGATCACGTCGCCGGTGATCGCCTGGAGGCCGTGCAGCCACTCGGGCGGGTTGCGGTCGTGGCCGGTCGGTGCGGGCAGATGCGCGGCCTCGTTGTGCAGCAGGTTGTGATGCGCCTCCAGCCGCGCCTTGTGCCGCGGGTTGCCGCCGCCGCGGCCAAAGTATCCCGCGATGGCCTGCACCCTGCCGATGATGCCCGGCTCGCGCACGGTGATCTTTCCGCCGCTGTGGTCGTGGAAGAATTTCGCGAGCGCCCTGCGCACCGCCGCCGTGCCCTTCTCCGCCGGAATCTCCGTGCCGCGCGGCGAGTAGCCGATGTTGCGGAAGATGTGCGCGAAGAGGAAGCGCATCTCGCGTTCCTTCAGCGAGTCCTTCGTCCCGTCCGCGCGCTCGAACTGCGGGCGGCGATGCACGGCGAAGCGGTCGCCGCTGAAAAGGTCCATCACGCCGAGTTCCTGGATGCACGCCTCCTGCCCGCGCAGCATGAGCACCTTGATGTCGCGCTTCACGTCGTCCGGAATGTAGTGGCTGCCCACCCACAGGCCGACGCGCGTGGTGAGCACCTTCGGGCCGAACTCGCCGAGCGCCGCACCGAGGCCGTCGCGCATCGCGGTCAGCTCGAAGGAACGCCCGCCGCGCGCGCGCAGGCGGCGCATGAGGTTGTCGTAGCTGCACCCGCGAGGTAGGCCGCGATCGTCCAGCTCCGGCCAGGGCAGGTGCGAAAGTTCGCCGCGGCGCCACTCGCGCATCAGATCGCGGTGCGCGGGCCGGCTCTTGCGCTGGTTGCCCTCCGCGCGCCGCGCGTATTCCTCGACGATGGGATCCGGCACGCGCTCGCCCTCGCCGCGCACCTTCGCGCGATTGATGAGGCACCGCCAGTCGCCGCTGGTGCGCATCGCGTGATACTTCCGCCGGACCGTCTGCCAGCTCGCATGCAGCACGTGTGCGGCGCGCGCAAAAGCCTGCCGCTTGTTCGACGCGCGGGCGACAACGGCCAGCTCGCGCAGCCACGCCTTGATCTCCATCTTCACGTCGAGCGGGAGCGCGGAAAACTCGGGAACATCGTGGTGGGGGACGGTGAGGATCATGGACATGACGGGGATTCCTTACTTCGCCTCGCCGGTCTTCAGCGCCGCCTTGAGGTCGGCGCGCAGGTCGAGGAGGATGCCGTCGATCTCGCGCAGTTCCTCGGGCGGCAGGTGCGCCCACAGCGGGAGCTTCGCCTCCTTTTCGCGCCAGCGGAGCATGACAGAGCGCAGCGGATGCAGCAGCAGGTCGCGCGCATTCTCAATCGGCGCGTTCGGGTCGTAGGTCTTGTCGGGCGAAGTTGTCCGTGCGCCGCCGCGGTCCTTCGGCTTGGCGTTGCCGAATTCCAGCAGGAGCTGCCGCTGCGATTTGCCTTCGATCACTTCCTCGATCTGCGCGCGCTTTGTCGCGAGCTGCGGATCCATGCCCTCCACTTGCGCGATGAGCAGTTGCGCCAGGTCCAGTTTGCCGAGTTTGAAATCCTGCTGCACGCCCTCGGCAATCTCCATCAGGCGATACGCGACGCTGCGCGACACGGTCGGCGCGTGCTTGTCGATCCAATCTTTCAGACTGCCTTCCTGACTGCCGGGTCCGCGCTGTGGACGGGAGTTATGTCCGCACGCGGACACAACTCGCTCCCGCACCTTCAGCATCATCGCGCCGAAGATGAGGTCCTCGCGGCGGCTGGCCTTCACGCGCTCCCATTGCTCGGTGAGTTGCCGCCCCATCTCCGCATCCTCGCTGCCCGCGACGGGCGGCAGCACGGCGAGCGATGAGAGCGTGAGCGGCGCGCGTTGTTCCGGGGTCAATTTTGTTGCTTTCATAAATTCAGTGCGCTCCCGCTTTCTGTTTCGCGGCCTCGGCGCGGGCATCCACCTGCGCGCCGAGATGCTGCTGGTAGGCGCCCCAGATGCCCGACTGGCTGAACGGCAGTTCGCGCTTTTTGAACCACGCCGAGATCTCGGGGAAGGTCATCAGCTTTTCCTCGTGCAGGATTCGGAGGGCCTCCATGAAGTGCCGCGGGTGCGGCTTTGCCGGCGGCGTGGCCAGCGCCTCGGCGGTGATGTGTGCGGCGGTCGGGGTGCTCATAAAATTCAGTGTTCTCCCGCGAGGTAGTCGCCGAGTTCCCGGTCAATGTTGAGCGGGTCCGCCTCCCCGCGCGCTTCGAGCAGTGCGCGGCGCGAGCAGTTCACCACGTCCTCCCAATGCTCGATCGCAAGTTCGTCGCCACCCTCGCACGCGCGCTCCAGGGCGCGGATGTCCCGCTCGTATTCCGCCTCCAGCATCGCGATGTCGCTCATGGCACCCATGATCAGTTCCCGCCCTCCCGTTGCGCGACGGCCGCGCGCTTGATTCCGGCGAGGCGCTTGTAGGCGATGCCGCGGCGGGCCATGTCGCGGCCCTGGTGGATGAGCGCGTTGCCCGCGTGATCGAGCTGCTCGATGTCCGTGTCGCTCAGCTCCGCGGTGAGCCGGTAGCCGGGCGAGCCGGGATAGCTGATCACGCGCAGCTTCGCGGCCCCGGCGAGGATGCTCAGGAGCCGCTTGCCATTGTCGCCCTGGGGCCACTGCGGGCGCTCGCGCAGGATTTCCTCCGCGCGCAGCCAGCCGCGGAAGCGCAGCAGCGCGCAGAAGTCCTCGACCATGTCGTGCGTCACGCGGCCGCGCTTGCGCGCGGGGACAAGCGACAACTCGATCTGTGCGTCAATGTTTCCGGGTGCGTTCATGGGTGCGTTCATGGGTGTGGCGGGTTCAGGCTTGGGAGAGGTCGCGGTCGCGGAGGAATTCGCCGAGCGAGGCGCGCGCGATGTGCTGGAGACGGCCGCTGCCGGTCTGCGTGAGGAGCGGGCCTCCGAGCAGCTTCGCCTCCGTGAGGCGGCGCACGTGATCGTCCGAGCAGTCGAGGAAATGCGTGACCTCGCGTCGCGTCCACGTGGCGCGGTGATGCACGCTGTCGAGCGCCTGCTCGAAGGTGGGCTCGGGGCACTTGCCGCCCTGCTTCGAGTAGGCGGGAATCACCAGCCGCTCGATGCTCGGGCGCAGGATGCGGATCATCCGTTCGGGCGCGCGTTCGTCCACCGCCTCGTCGCCGCGCTCGATCTTCAGCGCCACGTTGCACGCGACGACCTCGCTGGCATCCGCCATGCGCACGACGTGGTCCACGCTGCACTCCAGCAGGAATGCCGCCGCCTGCGGCGAGAGCAGCGGGCGGAACAGCAGCGCGAGGAAATCGCCCTGCTTCACCTGCGGCGGGATTTGCGTGGAGGCGGAGGCGGGCACGGGTCAGGCGGCTTGCTGCATGGCGCGTTCACCGGTCCCGCCGATCGTGAGTTCCTCCCGCGCGCCGGGGGAGATCAGGCGGCGGTAGATCCGCCGTGTCGAATGGCGTACCTCGCGCAGCACCTCCGCGGCGTCCGCGCAGGAATCAATGGCGGCGAGCGAGGCGCGCAGCTTCACGTGTTCGCAGTGATCGGCGGCGTTCCAAAATGCACGGAACGATTTGTCAGTTTTCGTCCAGTTGAGGCGGATGCGGCAGAGCACGCCCGCGCGGAGTTCCGCGAGGCGGTGGATGAGGTTCGTGGCGTTGGTCATGGGATGTTGGGTGTTAGGGTTGAAAAATTCAGCGGCCTGCGTTGCCCTCCGGCATGCCTTCCGGCGCTGGTCCTTCATGCGCTGATGCGGTAGCATTCATCACGCGGCCTCCAGTTCGCGCTTAAGGGCGCGGCGCATGAGCTGGGAAAATGTGAGGTCCGAGGCGCGCGCCTTCGCCCGCGCCTGCTCGCGCAGTTCGCGCGGCATTTTGAATGCAGCAAGCTCTGTCTTTTCCTTCGGTGTTTTCATCGGCGTATAATTCAATATAACGGTGTATAACACTACGCAAGAAAAAAGTTGAGGAAAATTCCTCCGGGAGTATAAACCGCTTATACATGGGTGCTCGAAAATCAGACCAGGCCGTTGACGCATTCAGTGCGCCGAAGGACTTGCTGCACGCAGCGCAGCTTGAGGCCAAGCGGCGCGGCCTCTCAAAATCGGGCTTCTACCGCTACTGCCTCGCGAAGGAGGTGGGCTACTCAGACAGTGCAGCCCTTGCCCTGGCGGACACGAAACCGGCTGCGTTCGCCGTCATAGAGCCCGCATCACGCACGTCCGATTCGCAACCCGCCGGCGAGCCGCTGAAAAAAATCCTCGGCGTGAAATACGCCGTCAAGAAAACCCGCAAGAAGCCATGAAATCACTACTGCTGGCAGCCGTCACCATCATCCACGATGGAGAGATCAATTCCTTCGCGGCGATCGTCGTGACAGGAATCCTCTCCGTATTGCTCGCCCGCTGGCTTTTCCGCGGCCGGGCCGTGATGGTGGCATGGGCGGTATTGTGGGGAGGCATGATGTTTGCCTATGAGGTGATGGAAGATCGCTCAGAGCGTGAAAGACTCGGGCTGCCGCAACGACCGCTGTTTGGTCACGCAGAGGAGAAGAGCATCCCCGCACCGGAACCCGCCGCCACGCCCGTTCCGAAAGCGGAACGCCCGATTTTCATTCCCCTCCGACCCGCGTCCGGCGAGCGGCAACTCGTGCAAGGCCACATCCTGAAATCATTCCGCGACGGCGCGCTCGTGCGCTGCGAGGCCGATCCGCCCGCGACTTCGGGCTTGTCGCCGGGCTTGGTCACTGCGACCTCCGGCGCGGGAGACATTCAGCGGGCGGCGGAATGGGCGATCCGCGTGAGGGATCGCCGGGTGCTGGAGGAATACGGCCCGGTGCTCGAATGGCGCGGAACCGCCCTTGGATCCGCATCCAAGGTCCCGCGTCTCAGGGCGGAGGGAATCGTATTCTTGGCAGGCGAGACGAAACGAAATGGCCAGCCCGTGCGCATCATTGCCACGGCGACAGGGCAGACGTGCGAAGGCGCGCCCGCATTTGCTTCCAGCTTCCCCGCGCCCACACCTGCCCCGGCGCCTGATCCCGCGCAGATCGCGCAGCGCGCGGCGGAACAGCGGCAGCGGGAGAATGCCGACATCGCGCGCAAATACGGCGCGCCCTCGCCAGCGCGGCGCTGAAGCGGGCTAGGCCGGCTGCGCGATGATGGGTTGAATCGCGGCGGCGGGCACGTCATCCCTTTCCAGGATCTCATGCCACAGTTTCCCGCCGAGTTCGAGCAAGCCCTCCGCGTCGTCCTGCCGAAGTTGGCCGAGGCCGGATGGATCGAGGTCGGTGGCATTCATGGTGAGGCGTATGGATTCAGGTGGACGCCGAAGGGTCGCAAGCGCGCGCGGGAAATCAAGCAGATAGACGACGAGCTGCAGCTCGGTCCAAGACTGCTCGCGGTGGTGATGGTGCTGGCGCAACTTCACCCTCCAATGCCCGAGGCGGACTGATTTGCCGGGCCGCGCCGCCCGTTTTTGCGCCGCTAAGTCCGCTCACCGCGCCCAGATTCTGCGCGCCGCCGGGAGCCATGCGAGAACTCGCGCATGGCAAACGATCCCGCACCCAATGTCAACCCCACTCCCGCGCAACCCGACTCCGCAGAGGCGAAGTTTTTCCTGCGCAGCAAGACAGTCCTCTCCGCGATCCTCCTCGCGCTGCCGCAGATTCTCGGCGCGTGCGGGATTTCCTTCAGCGATGCGACCGCGCAGCAGTGGCTGCAAATCCTGACGAGCGCCTTCGGCTTCGCCGGCATCGTCTGGGGCCGCGTGAAGAGCACCGGCCCGCTGCACTTCGGCGGCGCGGCGATCCTGAAGTTCCTCGAATCCGCGCTCGGCGTCGGCTGCGTCGCGGTCGCGCTGCTGCTCTCCGGCTGCACGGCCGCGCAGAAGACGGCCGCGAAGGCGGACCTCACCGCCGCGGCCAAGGTGATCGGCAGTGACGCGCTGCCCGTCGTGGAAAACCTCGTCATCGGCGAACTCACCGGCGGCGCATCGGACTTCGTGCCCGCGCTCTCGGCGGGGCTGAAGTCGCTCGTCACCGTGGGCAATGTCGAGGGCGTCCTGAACGCTGCCACGGGCAACGCGATGCCGCAGACCGTCGCCGCCATCGCGCCGCTTGTCACCACGCCGAGCAAGGCCACCGCGATCGCCGCCGTCGTGGACGCCGTGCAGTCCCTCGGAACCGCCTCCGCAACGCCCGCGAAGTAGCCCCTTCAGCCCCGCCATTCCATGCCCGGCTTCCTCTTCAAAGCGACCAAGGCCCTGGTGCCCGATCCGTGCGGCGAGCGCGCGCCGGACTCCTTCCTCGGCGCGATGCTCGACTGGGCGCGCACCGCGCCGGAGGAAATTTTTGCGCTCAACGGCGAGCCGCACGACCTGCTCGGCAAGCTCGTGAAGTTCTTCGGCCCGTGGGAGGGCGGGCCGGGCAGCTGCGAATGGCTGAACCACCGCAAGGCCGCGATGCTGGAGCACGCGCGCGTCCACGCGGGCTTCGAGAGCAACTGGCGCTGGGGCACCGGGCCGGACGCGCTGAACCCGCGCAGCATGGAGCTGCCGCAGTGCGCCGAGGCGGGCGCGTTCCAGGCGAGCTTCGATTCGCTCGATCTGGAGCACGGCGGCACGACGCTGCGCGAATGCGCGCGGCGCTTCGGCGCGTTCGACCCGGAGACGTTCCAGCGGCTCACGAAGGCGGATCGCAATTTCCAGCTCGAATACTATTTCCGGCTCTGCCGCGTGGACACGCGATGGGCCGGGCCGGTGAACAAGGGATGGACGCTCGCCGCCATGCGCGCGGACGCCATCGCCGAATGGAGGCGGCTGCTCGCGGCATGAATCCCCTGAAACGCACCGCCGCAGTGGTGATCCTCCTTTGCATTGTCGGAATGGGAAAAGCCACGGCTGCGGCGGACGCGATGGGTGTCGCGGACATGGGGCCGCAGCCGTGCGCCCTCCCGTTCCGCATCACGCCGCCCGAGCCGCGCGAAGCCGCCGAGCCGCCCGCGCCGCGCCCGATGCTGCTGCCTCTCGCACCGCCGTACGCCCGCGGCTGGATGCTCGCGAGCACCGCGCCGTCCTTCACCGCACTGCTGGGGGAACTGCCGGTGCCGAATCTCTCCTTTGCCGAGGTCGGCATGATCGCGGTCGGCATCTTTTTCGCGGTCGCCTTTTACCTGAAGGTCGGAAAGCTGGAGGACAACGTGGCGAAGAAAGCCGCGGCCATCGTGACCGGCGCGCTCGGCGCGAAGCACGAGACGCACATCGCGGACCAGCCCATCATGGTCGAGGGCGTGCGCCGCTGCGTGGAGCACCGCGAACTGGAGGAGCGGCTCACCGGCTATGTCACCGCGGAGGATCTGCACGAGGTCGAGCAGCGGCTCGCCGGCAAGCAGGAGGAGAATTTCCGCGCCCTCGACGGCAAGCGCAGCTCATCCATCGGCCTGCTGCACCAGCACCTCACCGACACGACGCAATCGCTCACTCAAAAAATCGGCGAGGGAGATGGGAAGACGCACGACCGCATCGAGGCTGTCGGCAACACGCTGCGGGCGGAATTTGAATCCAAGCTGTCGGAGGTGCGCGGCGACATCGGCGATCTGCCGTCGCGCGTGATCACACTCCTCCAGCAGACCGGCCAGATCGGCCAGGGAACCAAACGATGAACGAACCCGCCCACATCCGCGAATACATCCGCCAGGTGCTCGCGCTGGCCCGGCGCAACGAGGATGGCAGCCGAGCGCCGATGCCCGAGCGCGTGCTCTTCGAGGGCGTGCGACGGCTCAGCCGCGAGGAGCTGAAGGTGGACGAATTCAAGGCGGCGACGCTTTGGAACGAAAGCCGCGACTACATCGCGCGCAGCTATGACGACGTTGCGGACAGCGATGCCTGGGCGCTGACTTTCGCCGGTCTGAAGAAGGAGGGCGTGCGATGATCTTACTGACTCACCCGTCAGGGCCACGCAGCGCGGGGCTGCAAGCCTGCTGCACACAGCGAATCCGGGGCATGTGCGACCGCGCGCGCTGCTTCGACCGCCAGCCGTTGATCGCGGCCCGGTCCGCGCGCGCACCCCGGAACCCCGCACTTCTTCACCCGTCACGCGGCGGATTGCCGCCATTCGGAGGCACGCATGAATGAGCGATCCAACCCCAAACACCTCCGCCTTCTGGATGCCCGCGGTGGCGCTGCGCCGAACCGGACGCAAAGTGCGCCCCGAGGCAGTGCTGAAGAATCTTTCGCGGCCCGCGCAGGAGCTGATCGTGGAGTGGAGCAACCATCCGCCGGACAAGGTGGGCTCCGAGCCGGTGCCGGGCACGGGAGGCATTCCCTTCGCGCTGCTGCAACTCAGGGAGCACGCCCGCGTCGCCTCGCGGCCCGAGCTGGCCGTCGGGCAGTCCACGCTCTATGCGTTCTTGCAGTGGTTTGCCTTGGAGCAGGATTTGGAGATCAGCTTCGAGCGCGAGGCGCAGATTCTCGCGAAGACGGGCAATGCGAAGCTGGCCCGCGAGGCCGGCGAGACGCTGCTCATGCGGCTCGGCCTTTCGGCGCAGCAGCCGAAGCTAATCCAGGCCGCGGCGCAGATCGCGGACTCGCGGCGCTCGCTGGATCTCACCGAACAGATCGGCAAGACGAAGGCGCGGCTGAAGGAAAAGGATCAGAATCTCGACGAGCGCCGCGTGGTGCTCCTGGAAAAGAAAGCCGCAGCCTACGACCGCGCGCAGGCGGCGCTGAAGGAAGCGAGGTCCTCCAAGGGCGGCATCACGCCGGAAACGCTCAAGCGCATCGAGAGGGAACTCAATCTCCTGTGAACGCCGAGGAAAAATACTTCATGCCATTCCAGGCGGCTTGGATTCGCGACGAATCGCCGCTCAAAATCGTGGAGAAGGGACGGCAGGAAGGCTTCTCCTACGCGGACAGCTACGACAGCGTGCGCAAGGTCGCGCCGCTCGACGCCCGGCTCGACGTGTGGGTTTCGTCGCGGGATGAAGTCCAGGCCAAGCAATACCTGCTCTACTGCAAGCGCTGGGCGCGCGTGCTGAACTACGCGGCGGAGGACCTCGGCGAGGTGCTCGTGGACAGCGACAAGCATCTCACGGCGTACGTGCTCCAGTTCGCCAACGGACGCACGATCAACGTCGTCTCGGCGAACCCGGATGCGCTCGCGGGCAAGACCGGCCATGTGAAGATTGACGAATTCGCGCTGCGCAAGATGGAGTTCCAGCGCGAGGCGTTCGCCATCGGCAAGCCGGCCACGCAATGGGGCGGCCAGTTCTCGATCATCAGCACGCACCGCGGCGTGGGCTCGCTGTTCAACTCGATCATCAAGGACATCCGCGAGCGCGGCAACCCGATGGGCTGGTCGCTGCACTCGGTCCCGCTGGCGACGGCGGTCGAGCAGGGGCTCGTGGAAAAGATCAATGCGGCGAGCGGACGCACCGAATCGCGCGCGGACTTCCTCGCGCGCATCGAGCGCGAGTGCATTGACCACGAACAGTGGCTGCAGGAATATTGCTGCATCCCGGCGGACGAAGCCGCGGCGTTCATCACCTACGACATGATCGTGGCGTGCGAAGACAACACGGCGCTCAAGGACTTCGACTACCTCGCCCGCTGCACGAACCCGCTCTACCTTGGCGCGGACATCGCGCGCACGCAGCATCTCACCGTCTTCGACGTGGAGGAAAAGGTCGGCGACGTGATGTGGGAGCGGCACCGCGTGGAGCTGCGCAAGAAGACCTTCGAGGAGCAGGAATTCGAGCTTTACCGGCTGCTCGCGCTGCCGCAGATGCGACGGGCGTGCATTGACGCCACCGGCCTCGGCATGCAGCTCGCCGAGCGGGCGCAGAAAAAGTTTGGCGAATATCGCGTGGAAGCCGTGCGCTTCAGCGGCCCGGTGAAGGAAGAGATCGCCTACCCGCTGCGCAGCGCGCACGAGGACCGGACGATCCGCTACACCCGCGACGATGCGCTGCGCGCCGACCTGCGCGGGATCAAGAAGGAGACGACCGCGGCGGGGAACATCCGCTTCGTCGGCGAGACCGGCGATTCGCACTGCGACCGCTTCTGGGCGAAGGCGCTGGCGCTCCACGCGGCGAAGACCGGCGGCGCGGCGGCAGTCGGCAGCAGCGTGGCCATCCGCGGCAATGAGCGCACCGGGCGCGGCGGGATGAGCCGCAACCTTGGAGGGATGCTGTGATCTCACCACTTTCCATCGCAGGAATCAGAACACCACATCGAGAGGCCGGGGGTGTATCAGCAGCCAGTAACCGCAAGGTGAAGGTCAAGTGCGCTGCAGTTGCCCCCGGCCGAGTTTTCCAGCCCGCTAGAACGCCCGCTAGAACGCCCGCCAGCGCGTTTTGCGCCCTCGGACCCCGCGATCCGGGGCTCCGCGCGGTATGCAGAGCCTTTCCGCGCGTATGCAGTGGCATTGGGAAAGGAGTGCAGCCGCGATGAAAGCCCTCCAGCCGCCCCGCAATGGGAAGCCCCGGCCTTTAACCGGCCCGATCGCCACGGCCAATGCCGCGCAGAACGCCCTGCCCGTCCCGCAGACCGGCTCCGCGTTCTCGGCCTCCACGGTCGAGCTGGCGCGGCGGATGCGGTTCAACCCGCTCCGCATGGTCACGCCGGAGAACCTCGCGGCGGCGCACGACCACTTCGACCTCGGCTACCTGTGGCAGGGCGCGCTGTTCTGGGACGCGATGATCCGGCGCGACGACACGCTGAGCTTCGTCGTGCCGCAGCTCCAGAACGCCATCGCGGCCAAGCCGTGGGGCGTGCAGAAGCGCAAAGACGCCGATCCCATCGAGGCCGCGCGGCACGCGGCGGCGCTCCAGTATTTCTACGACAACGTCTCGGCGGTGGATGCGTTCGACAAGAACATCCGCGGCGACCGGCACCTGCTTCTCAAGCAGATGGGCATGGCCCACGCCACGCGCTACGCGGTGCATCACTTCGTGTGGAAGCCCTCCGGCAAGATGATCGAGGTCGAAGGCGGCGCACCCGTGCCCGCGCTGACGGCGGAGATGGAATACGTCCCGCTGTGGTTTTTCGAGAATACCTCGGGCACGCTCCGCCTGCTGAGGCATGGCGGCTACGGCGGAATCGGCGAGGACCTCGACTGGCAGGGCGAATGGATGGTGACGAGCGGCGAAGGCGCGATGTTCGCCGCCGCGGGGTGCTACATTTTCAAGCGGCTCACCTTCCAGGACTGGACGATCTACAACGAGCGCTACGGCCAGCAGAAGGTGATCGGCATGACGAATGCCCGCGCCGACAGCGACGCGGGCCGCGCGCTCACGCGCATCGTGCAGGACTTCAACGGCGACATGGGCATCGCGCTCCACGAGTGCCAGGCCACGGACAAGCCGCCCATCTCGCTGCTCGGCCCGGAAGGTACGGCGAACGTGGAGGTCTTCGAGCGTTTCCTCGACCGGCAGGACGGGAAGATGACCGTGATGTTCCGCGGCGGCGCGCAGGCGAATGTCGCCAGCAAGGACAACGAGCACGGCATCACCGCGCAGATCAATGAGACCGAGGCGCTGGAGATCGCGCACTGCCAGAACATCGCGAGCGCGTGCCGTACGTTCATCGACCGCGCCGTGATCCGCTTTTGCTTCGGCGAGGATGTCGAGCCGCTCGCCTGGTTCGGCCTGCCGGACATGGACACCGAGGACGCGCAGCAGCTCCGCGACAGCGCGGGCTTCATCGCCGACCGCGGCGGCCGCGTGGACCTCCCGAACGTCGCCGACCGTCTCGGCGTGCCGATGGTGGATGAGAACGCGGACGAGGAAGACGTGCTGCAGCCGGTCGTCAAAGGCGCTGCAAATGGCACGCAGGATGAACCGCCCGCGAACGAACCGCGCACGGCGAACACGGCCCGGCTCTCGCGATTGCAGCAGCTCGTCGAGGATGCACTGCGCACAGGGAATGCAGACGCCGCCGGCCATTGGGTGACGATCAATCACGAGCACGTCTTCATTAAGGATGGCGACCATCGAAGCGCACAGGAGATCGTATCGCACCGGGATGATTCCCAAGATCACGAAGCCCTGCGCACGACGCTGAAAGAGCACAACGCCCGCGGCGCGAAATTCCAGCTTCGTGAAAGTCCGAAGCCAGAGCACGGCTCGCACATGCTCGTGGGCAAGGACACGCGCGGACGCGACACGAAGATCATCGGCAGTCCCAAGTTCATCCACGACACGATCGCCAAACACGCGGGACATCCCGCGCCTCCCGCGCAACCGGAGCCGACATGGAACGAGGAAGCGAAAGGCAAGTCGCGCGCGGCGCTCGCGGCTACGAAGGTGGCAAACAAGAGCGGCACGTTCGAGGATCACAAGGCCGCGATGATTGCGCACGGCGACGCGAGCAAGGAACTCGCGAAGGCGGCCCTGGAACCTGAAGCCGTGCATCATGCCAAGCTCGAAGATGAGCATGCGAGCAAGCCGCGGGATGCGGATGGCAAGTGGACGGACACAAGTGAAGCAGTCGCGACGCCCGGCACAATCTCCGCAGCATCGCAATCTGAGTTTCGAGAAAAATGGGACTTCGACGATTCGGAAATTTCGCAACTGGCGCAACAGGGACGGTCTTCTCCGTTGTGGAAAAGATACGAACTCGACTCGGAAGACACTCCTGCGGCGAGAGAGCTGCGCGCCTTACATCCGAAGCAAAAGCTATCCCGAGAACACCAACAGTGGCAGAAAGGCAGCAAGCTGACAGGCGTCGTCTATCATGGTAGCGATTCCGAATTTGAACAGTTTCGGGATGGATGGAATTTCGTTTCGCCAGATGAATCCTATGCGCAGAACTTCGCGCACAGCTCGAAGCCGACTCCGGTTTACGCAAGCATTAAGAAGCCTCTGGATTTGCGCCAGTTTTCGGGAACCGCGGATGTGAATCCAGCGGAGGTTTTGGAAGCGCTAAGAAAAAGCGGAATAGAAGTCCCGGCGGACAAATTCGGAAAAGGGGAGATTCATCAAGTTCTGATGCCGGTGCGCAACGCGATCCGGGAGCAAGCGGTGATGAAGGGCTTTGACGGAATTGTTCAAAACGAGAACTTCAACGGAAGAGAGACGGAATCCTGGGCAGCGTTTCACGGCAGCCAACTTCGCAAGGTCAAATGAACCCACCTGATTCCATTTCCCGCACGGACAACGACCACGGCTTACAGCCCAGCCTCTTCGGCGGTAGTGGCGAGGGATTGCAGCGCCGCTCTGTCTTCTGCGTTAAGATCACCATCGGTGCCATGCGCAGGCTCGCTGGCCACGGCGCGCAATTGCTCGGCAAGGCTGCCGGTCTTTTGCCGGTCATCCCAAAGGGCCCCAGCGATGTTCGATGCTTTGATGGAAATTTCGGTGCGGTTCATGGTCCCGAAGACTCGCAGTTAATGCGGCTCGCTAAAAGTGATTTCTGCGCGTGGGACGGCCTGATCTTCCGCACCGCCAATACCGCCGTCGCGGAGAGTCCCGCGGGACTCGTCTTCGACTGTGCGACCACGGCGAATGCGCTGCCCGAGCAGCTCGCGGACGGCTGGCATGTGCTCGCGCCGTTTGGCGAATTCCCGGAGCCGGGCGGGCGCTACGTGCAGGTCTTCGGCGCGTCCCAGGCGGATGCGATGATCCGGAGCTGGAACAGCATCGCGGGCCGTTCGTTCCGCTGGCTCAAGAATGTGCGGCACCGGCTGAAGCCTTCGCTCTCGATGCCGATCTTCGATGCGCCGCCCGGCGCGTGCCACCCGGACCTCGATCCCTCCGACTGGTCGAAGCTCCCCATCGTCGGCGAAGTCACCGAGCTGCGCGCCACGGCGAACGCCATCGAAGGCAAGGTGCTGTGGAGCGACTCCGCGCGCCGCGGCGACCGCGAGCGCGGCCCGCTCCATCCCTCGATCAACTGGTGGCACGACCGCCCCGACGCCGCCGGCCGCGTCTATCCCGAGCACGTCGAGAGCGTCACGCTCACGCGCACGCCGAACATCCGCACCGTCCCCGCGTGGACCGCGAATGCAGACCTTTCCGCAATCCGCAATCCGCAATCCGAGATTGCTCCCACTCTCCCCGGCACGTCGCCGGAAGAAAACCAACAACACACACAGCCAATGAATCAGGAACAACTCAATGCGCTGCGGAAGTCGCTCGGCCTGCCCGAGACGGCCGATCCCGCCGCGTGCATCACAGCGGCGACGACTGCCAACGCAGCCCTCGCCACTCTCGCTGAGCGCGACGCCGCGCTCAACACCGCCAACTCCACCGTCTCCACGCTCAACACGGAACGCGACACGCTGCGCACGCAGCACGGCGCGATCACCACTGAGCGCGACACGCTGAAGACTGCCAACACCGCACTCAACGCGGAGCGCGACGCGATCACCGTCGGCATCCTCGATGTCGCCGAGAAGCGCGGCATCATCACGCCCGCCGAACGCGAGGCGTTCAAGACGCGCATCAGCACGGCCAACACCGCCGCCGACGCGCTGAAGGAACTCGCGACGCGCAAGCCCGCGATGAACACGCAGTCCGTCGAGATCAACGGCACGCGCCTGGATCTTTCCACGGCGAATGCGCGCCAGGGCGCGCTGCAGGACGCCGTCGCCAAGCGCCAGAAGGCCGACGACTGCGACTACGACACCGCCTACGCCCGTGCGAAGGCGGACCCCAATTTCTCGGCGCTCTTCGCCGCGATGCAGGACCCGGCGAAAGCCAAAGCCTGAGCAACCACAACCAAAACAACACCACACGAAAACAGACCAATGAAACAAATCAAACTCGTGGTGCTCAGCCTCGCGTCGCTCGTATTCGGGCGTCCCGCGGGCTTCTGCACCGCCAACACACTCACCGAGGATGTCGCAGCCGTGAATGCACAGCTCGACACCCTCAAGGCCGAAAGCGCAGCCGACAAGGCGCGCATCGCGGCGCTGGAAAAGCAGCTCGCGACACCGCCGCCCGCCGCACCCGCGCCGGAAAGCACGCTCGATCTGCTCTGCAAGGGCGCGGCCGTGGACATCGCCGATGTCCGCTGGCGCATCCAGTCCGGGCTCGCACCGGAGCAGGCCGTCGAGGCCGCAATCGCGCAGAAGGCCCACTCCGCGGCCGCCGCGGCGAAAAAGTAACCAGCAACCAGTCACAAGCCAACAGTCACCAATCACCACAATGAAACACTTCAAATCTCTGAAGCTCATGTTCCTCGCCTTCGCCGGCCTCTTCGTCGGCGGACTGCGCGAGAACTTCGCCACCGCGAACGCCGAGACCGCCACGGGCACCGACAAGGTGTTCACGCGCCGGGCCGACGCCGCGTTCACCTACACGCACCTGCTCTGCAAATCGGGCACCGATGCGTTCCACGTCAACGTCGCCGGTGCCTCCGACCGGCCCTTCGGCAGCACGACGGATTCGCCGTTTGCAGCGGAAGACATCGTCCACGTCGATCCGCTGAACCGCTCCGACAGCAGCCGCCGGCTGCGATGCGCCACGGCGCTCGCGGCGGACATTGATGTCTATACCGCTGCCAACGGCTTCGTGCAGGCGGAGCCGACCGTCGCCGGCACCTACTGGCTGGTGGGCCGCACCGCCGCACTCGCGGTGCAGGAGGCCAGCAGCCTCTACACCGTCCAGGTCATCACGGGGCCTCCGGTGAAACTGGTCGTCATCGCCGCGCTCACCAGCTCGCAGAACGCGACCACGGCCGCGACGGACCTCACGACATCGGAGGCTTTGGCGAATGCGCTGAAGACTTCCTACAACGCGCTCCAGGCCGACCACGCCGCGTTCACCGGCGCACTCGCGACGCCCGCACTGGTCAAGGTCCTCGGCAGCTAATCCGGCCCGCATCACAACCGAAAACACACACGTTATCACGAACATGAAAACACTCGAAATCGGCCGCACGGCCAACGCGGCGCTCGCCGCAAGCATCCTGGCCACGGCGCAGCCGCGGCCATTCATCCTCGGGCAGGATCTCCCGCACGAGGGCATCACCACCGCGAACGCATCGCTCTTTGTGCAGGCGCACTTCAGCGAGCCGCTCACCACCTACGCCACCGGCTGGCGCGACCCGGCGAACCTCGACGCGCTGTGCGAATTCCTCGCACCCGCCGTCCCAGGCACCGGCGAACGCTACGAATACATCACGTATCCGAATGCGGAGGCATTCCTCAGCGACGTGAACGCCGACGACGACCTGCGCGGCATCAACGCCGACTTCAAGACGGTGGACTACACGCAGTCCAAGGCCACGGGCACCGTGCCCAACCGCGGTCTGCGCATCGTGCTCGACTGGGACCGCATCAAGAATCAGCCGAACTGGCAGGAGTTCTACACCGGCATGCTCATGCAGCGGCTGAAGCGCAATGCGGCACGCCGCAAGTATGCGCTCGCCATCGCCGCGGCCACTGATGCACCGCTCGTCTGGGACGCAGCCGGCGTGGCGGACCCGGACTACGACCTGGCCAACCAGACGCAAATCTCCGGCGACGCAAGCGGCATCACGCCGAACAGCGCCCTCTGGGGCCTTGGCGCGCAGCTCCTGCGCCTCCAGACCTACGGTGCGACCAATGCGGCGAAAGCCGTGGCGGGCCGCGCCATGACGGTCGTCCAGGCTTCGCAGATCGCGGGCCTTCGCGGGATGCTCGACGAGTCGCGCTACCAGAGCGGCACGACCAAGACGCGCATCACCGGCGCGAAAGTGCTCCTCTTCACCAGCGCTCCGACGAGCACGGTGGACCCGAGCAACTTCAAGACGGCCATCGCGAACACGCAGCAGGGCGGGCGCTATGCCGTCTATGTGCGGCAGCTCACCGTCAAGCAGTGGGAGATCGTCGTCGAGTGCTACGAGGCCGAATGGTGCGCCAGCACGCTCGGCGTACGCACGCTCAGCGTCACCGCCAGCTAATCGGATCGGCACGAACACCATCCGTTCACACACCGCGCATCGCCCTTCGGGACGGTGCGCGGGAGTGAGCGAAAGCCAAACACCACCACACCATGTCACGCTGGATCACACTCACCATTGACAACCTGAAGGCCGCCGGGCACGGCGCGATCATCGATCGCGCGCGCACGTCGGCGGTGGGCGGGATCGATCCCGTCGCGCAGGCGATCGTGAAGGTGACGGCCCGCGTGCGGCGCGCGGTCGCGCCGGGCAACGTGCTCGATGCCGACGCCACGAAGATCCCCGGCAGCCTCGAAGATGCCGCCGTGCTCATCGCCATCGCCACGCTCGCGGGACGCATCCCGATCCCGCTCACCACCGCGATGGCGGATGAAGTCCGCGACGCGCGCAAGGAACTGCAGACCATCGCGGAAAACAAGGTGAAGGTCGAACTCGCCGACACGCCGGAGACCGTGGAGAGCTTCGCCGAGACGGGCATGAAGATCACCGAAGTGAACGTGCCGCGCCGGCTCACCGGACGGGAAAGGACGAGCGGACTATGAGCGCGCTTCGCAACATCGAGGACACCGCACGCCGCGCACTGCCGCTGATGACGCCGGAGCAGCGCGCGGAGGCCGTGCAACTGCTCGCCGGATGCCATGCGACCGCCAACGCCAAGGACGCGGACGCCGCGTGCGCGGACGCATGGGAAGACGACATGCAGGGCGTGCGCAGTGCGATTGCAGCGGCGCTGCACGCCGGCGGGTCCGATGCCGGACTGGCCCTTGAGGCACTCGCCCATCTGCGGAAGATGCTCCCATTCCTCATGCGCGAGGCGAACCGCGCACCGCTGCTCGGCGCGGCGCTCGCGCGGGCGATGGCCGCGGGCATCGCGGATCCGGATGCCATCGGGCGCACGGCGAATGCGATCACCGTGGACGAAGAGCCGGGCATCACGTCGGCGCTGAAGCAGTGGCGTTCGCGCGAAGTCTTCGAGACGGACATGGGCAGTGCGGACTTGCGCGGCCTTTCGCGCGAGCTGCTGAACCGCTCGATCTTTTCCGCACGCGCGACGAATGCGGACTTCCTCAACGAAGTCGCGGTCGCCGTGGATGACATCCTCGCGGGCGGCACGAACATGGCGCAGGGCCGGTGGAAGCTGCTGCGCAAGCTGAAGGAACTCGGCTACGATCCGATGACCGGCTTCCCCGGCGACATGGCGAACATCCCGCCCGCGGAAAAAGACAGCCTGCAGGATCTGTCGAGCACGCAGCGGCTCGACCTCATCATCGAGACAAACGTCCGCATGGCCTCGTGCTACGCGCAGCATCTCGCGGGCAGCACGCCCTACGCGCTGCACGCCTATCCCGCATGGGAGCTGGTGCGTACCTTCCATCGCGACGTGCCGCGCGGCTCTCCGGACTCGCACAGCATCGGCTGGCCGCGGCGGTGGAATGATGCGGCCGAGGCGGTGAATGAAGAGGGCGTGTCGCAAATGCTGCGCGAACAGCCGGGCATGATCGCGCTCAAAGACTCACCCATTTGGCAGGCGCTCGGCGACGGCGCGGGCGGCTACACGGACACGCTCGGAAATCCCTATCCGCCCTTCGCCTTCCGCAGCGGCATGGCGTGGAAGCCGGTGAATCGCGAGCGCAGCATCGCGCTGGGACTCATCAGCGGCGACGAATCGCCCCGGCGCACCGAAGCATCGCTAACGCCCGGCGACAAGGAAGTGCAGCAAACTCTCCAAAGGCTCGGGCCTGATTTCCGCGCCGAACTGGAACGTGAACTGGAGGCGCTCGCAGCATGAACGTCCGCGTCACGCTCATCACCAATCCGAACGGCCCGATGGCGAAGCTCACGCGCGCACTCGACGGGCAGGGCCGCATCAGCCTGCACGCGGCGATGGGCACCGAGGTGCAGATCGACACGGCTGCGCACGTCGGCGGCTTGCATCGCAAGGACGGCTCGCTGCTCTCGAAGCTCGGAGCCGCGCCCACAGGATTTTTCCAGCAGGCGTCCCTGCAAATCGAGTCGCCCGCCGCGCTCGCGAGTGATGTGAATGCCGCGACGCTCACGCTGAGCTTTCCCGGCGTCAAACGCGCCTTCCAGTCCATTGTGGTCCGGCCTCTCACCGCGAAGTATCTCGCGATCCCGATCGCAAATATCGCGCTCGGCCACTCGCCGCGCGATTGCTGGGAGGAGTGGGGCCTCTTCATCACTGCGGACAAGGCGAAGAACCAGCTCTATGTCGCCCGGCGCGACGGCGGGAAAATCGAAATGCTGTGGGTGCTGAAGCGGAGCCTCACGCAGTCGCAGGACCGCGCGCTGCTGCCATCGGATAGCGACTGGCAGAAGTCCGCCGCCCGCGGCGCCCTCAATTACATCCGCAGCCTTCCCGCGAACTGACCATGCTCAACATCACCCTCGATCTCGACACCGGCCTGGCGAAGCTCGCCGCGGCCAACACCATCAAGGCCGGCGCGCAGGTGCCGGTGACGATCAACACGGTCCGCAGCGGCACCCCCACGTCGCCGGGCGATTCACCAGCCTTCGAGTTGGGCCTCGGCACGGACGCCGCACCGCCCGTGCTCCAGGCGTATCTCAATTCCTTCAACGCGGAGAATGCGTACACCTTCACCGGCGTTCTCAACGCGAACGACACGCGCCTGGTCGCGGCAATGGCGGGGGCTGGAACCGTCAATTACAACTGTGAGGTTTCGTGGACTGTCGGGGGCGAGCTGCAGGTCGCGCCGTCGTTCACCGTTCCCGTGCAGTCGCGCATCATCCCCGCCGATCCCACCAGCGAGGGCGGCCCGGACTATTTCACCGAGGAGGAAACCCTCGCGCTGATCGCCGCCGGCAACCAGGCGGACCTTGCGCCCGCGGCTGCCGTGGGCGCGGCCCTCTTCGCCGCCACGGGATTTTTCCTCATCGCGAACCGGATCCTTCCCGGCGCGGGATCGGGCGCCTTCACTGCGGCGTACGCGCTGCCGGTGGCATCGCAGAAGACCGGCGCGATTGCGGAGGTGAACGTCGAGCTTCCGGCAAGCGCGAATCCCACGGTGGAGATTCACAATGCGACGAGCGGCGGCACGCTGCTCGCCAGCGTCACGAATCCCGCTCCCGCCGCCGCGGCCTACTGGTATGGCCGCTTCCGCTTCGACGGCACCTCCTGGCACTGCCTCTTCCGTTCATTCCAATCCTGACCATGAAAAACATCCGCACCATCAGCCTCGCTTTTTACGCCGCCCTCGTCTGCGCGGCCCTCGCGCTTGCCATCGCCTTCACTGCCTCGGTCCTAGCCGATCCGCCCACGGTCACGCACGCTCCGGTATCGTCCGCGCTCACGATCAACGGCCACGCGCTCACCGGCAACGTTACCGTCACCGCCGCGGACCTCATGCTCGGCAACGTGGAAAACACCGCGCTCTCGACGTGGGCGGGCACCACGAACATCACGTGGCTCGGCGCGGTCGGGCACGGCACGTGGCAGGCGACGCCGATCGCGGACAGCTACATCGCGAGTGCGCTGACCGGGAAGACCTACAATGGAATGACCATCACGGCAAACAGCGGCACGCTCGCCATCGCGAACGCGAAGACATTCACCGCCAGTGCGACGCTCACGCTCACCGGCACCGACGGGAGCACGCTGAACATCGGCGCGGGCGGCACGCTGGGAAGCGCAGCCTACACGAGCGCGATTGCTTACGGCACGGGCGTCGCCACCGCGCTCGCCGTGAACATCGGCAGCGCGGGCGCGCCGGTGCTTTTCAACGGCGCGGGAGGCACGCCGTCTTCGCTGCTGCTCACGAACGGCACGGGCCTGCCGATCAGCACCGGCCTCACCGGACTTGGCAGCGGCGTCGGCACGGCGCTCGCGGCGGCTCCGAATGCGACGGGCGGCGTCGTGCTCTTCGGCGGCAACGCTGGCGCGCTCGGAGTGACGACGCTCTCGATTCCCGCGGCGGCGGGGAGCAATTACCTTTCGCTCGGCGGACAGAGCGCGCCGACGAGCAATCCCGCCGCCGGCACCGTGAATCTCTACGGAGCCGGCGTGAAGCTCACGGCCATCCAGGATGAGGCGGGCCACATCGTGAAACTCTCCAGCGTGAACCTCACCGCGTCCCGGACCTACTACTGGCCGGACGTGGCCGGAGGCTCATTCGTCACCACGAACGACACCGGCACTGTGACCGGCACGATGATCGCAGCCACCACCATCACCGAGGCCAATCTCGTGCTGGCGGACAATACGACCGGCAACGTCTCCGCCACGGCGCACGGCTTCGCTCCGAAGGCCCCGAACGACGCAACGAAGTATCTCGACGGCACGGGCGCGTACTCCACGCCCGCGGGCGGCGGCGGCGCGGGCGTGCAGGCTCCCACTTACGCGTGGGCGGCGTATTCACCCCCTCAGCCGTCTGCAAACCATTTTTTTGCGATGGATTCAGGCACCAGCTCGGACACTGACATCGCATCCACGACCCAGTTCTATTTCGACGCGACCTCGGTGCCTGTTAATCTTCTGACCGGCCTTCAGGTCGGCAGCGTCATTTGCATGGTGGACCCGACCGGCAACGTGAGTCTTTTCACCGTCGTCACGCTCGGTGCAGGGAGCGGTGTTGCTTATCCCACGGTGACATTCCTTGCGGGAAAAACCGGCGCATGGGCGGCATCCTACGCGGTCACCGTGATCCCGCAGGGCATCGGCTCCGACAGCGGGTGGACGGCGAATGCCAGCGCGGGCGACAAGACCAAGGCCGTCGCAAACTACGCGGAGAACACCGTCGATTTCACGGCCACTGACATGGGCTCGTTCACTGCGGCGTATCCGCAGACCGCCGCCGCGATGAACGTGCTCTCCGTGCAGGTCGCGGACCTCACGTTGAAATTGCAGGCCCTCGAAGCCGCGCTCGCCGCGCGACTGCTGCCGAACAACTGACCGTAACATCCCCGCGACATGAGCGCCTCCGCCGACATCCAGTCCGCCATCGCCGCGCTGCTCGAAGCGCCCGGCGCGCTGCCGGTCAATGCGCCGGTGATCAAGCGTCGCGAAAAGGAAATGGCCAGCGACCTCGATGCCGGTGCCGCGGTGACGAACGGGCTCTGCATCTTCGTCATGCCTCCGGTGCCGACGAGCGCGCTGCAGGGCGTCCCGTTCGTGTTCTTCGACGGATACGAGGTGCGCGTGCGAATCATTGAGCTGCCGCAGATGAACACCACCGGCGCGGACAGCTACGAGCTGATTGATGCCGTCGCGCTCGCGCTGCACTGGCAGCCGAAGACCAATGACTCGCCGCTCGCCGGAATGCTCGCGCACCCGCTGCAGATCGCGCGCCGTCCCGTCGAGATGATCGAGGGCACCGCTTCTGCCGCGGGCATGCCCTACGACGGAAAATTTCTCCGCATCGCCGATGTCGTTTTCAACGCAGTCCTCCAAATCAACCAAACCTAAATCATGGGCAACCGCTACGGACAAACCATCACCTGGGGGCCGCTTTCCGCGCCCGCAATTTTCACCGGCGAACGCCAGAGCTACAGCTACCGCGACGCCGTCACCAAGCAGAACATCTCCGGCGCCGCCGGGGACAATTTCGCGCAGGTTCTCCACTCGCGGAAGGCCGCGATCCAGTTCACCGCGAAGGTGACGGCCGGCTCGGTGGACTTCCTCGACATCAGCGGCGGCGCGGCCATCGCGGTGACGGGCGTCACGGGCGGCCAGGTGCTCGTGAGCCGCGCGGTCGAGACATGGCGGCTCATGCAGCCGAAGACCGCGAGCATCACCGCCACGCACTACCCGGACATGCCGACGACGAACACCGCCGCCGCCGGAACGCTGAGCGCGTTCACGCCGGACCCGAGCGGGCTGGGAATCGTGTTCCCCGCGGGCGTGCTCATCTACTCGACCTTCGGCCTCACGCACGCCGCGGGCATTGTGCATGAGCTGACGATTGAGCAGATCCTCCAGCTCACCGACGACGAGCCTTCGCCGGACGGGCTGCTGCTCGGCGCGCAGGGCCACGGCTATGAGCGCAGCATCCGCCTCATGCTGCTGGCGACCGGCGACGCGCCCGCGGTGAGGACCGTGCTCACCATCGGCGGCGCACCCAGCCAGGCCAGCGACTACCGCATCACGGATGTCGAGCAGACGCTCGAAGACGCGCGCGGGAAAATGTTCAGCATCAGCGCGAGCTGGATCCCGCCGTTCACCGCCTGAGTTCAACGGGCCCGACGATGACCGAGACCGAAGAAAAAAAACTGCGCTCGCTCGCGGCGGACCTCGCCGGTGCCGAGCAAAGCGCCTGGCAGCCGCGCTGCATCGCGCGTGCATTCGCCATTCCGGCGGAAGGCACGCCGGTCTTCACCATGCAGGCGTGGATCGATCTCGACGCGGCATCCTCGCCATTGCTCGAAGGCCGTCTGCCGGAGACGGCGGAGCAAATCAGCGACGCGGTGGAAGCCTTCGGCTGCGGCCCCGTGGACCTCTCCGCCGGCGAGGCCGTGGGACTCATGCTGATGATGCGCGAGGCGATCGAGGAAGCCTTCGCGATGTCGCTGCCGATGACGCCGCCGGGGGATGATGGCGGCACGATCACCCTCTCCGGCGGCTTCGGCGACTGGCTGCCCATCTACGCCGCACTCATCGCGCTGCTCGGAATGTCGCGCGGCGACGCGCGAAGTACGCCCGTGGGCGAGGCATTCGCACTGCTCGCCGCCGACAAACGCAACCGCGGCTGGATGCCCGCCGCCGCGACGTACGCGCAGCGCGATGTGATCCAGCCGACAGAGCGAAAGGAGGAAGCCGGTGAGTGAGGAAGTCAAAGTAGTAGTCCGGCAGGAAAGCGAAGGCACTGCGCTCAAAGACGCGGGACGCGATGCGGAAGCCGCGCAGGTGAAAATCAAGGCCCTGCGCGCGGAAGCCGAAAAGCTGCGCGCATCAGCGGACAGCTATTCGAACAAACATGGGTTCGAGGATTCCCGCGCGAAGTCCGCGCGCGCCGACGCCTCCGCCCTCGAACGCGAGGCCGGCCGCCTGGAGAGGCCATTCCTCGACGCGGAGAAGCACGAACAAAAGGCGGCGCGCGATGAAAAGGCGAAGCACCTCCGCGAGCAGCGCGCCGAAGATCGGGCCGCGGCGGCGGATGAGCGCACCGTCAAGCGCGAGATGCACCAGGAGGAAACGCACCGCCAGCGCTTCGGGCGCGCCGGCATGCGCCTCGGGATGGAGGTCGCGCAGGGCGGCTCGCTGACCGGAGGGCTCAGTTCGCTGGCAAGGTCGAATTTCTCCGGGCTGGCGGGCGGCGCAGCGGTCGGAGCGGTGGCAATGATCGGCCTCGTGGAGGAACTCACGAAGGACTACATGGAGCGCCAGGGCATCGCCTTGCGCGACCAGGCCGCGAGGAAGATGAATGAGCGCCAGCTTGGAATTATGGCTGGGGTGCGCGGCACTTCCGGGCAGGCGCAGTCGGAGCAATATGCCATCGAGCAGCGCATGGCGGAACGCGAGGCCAACCGACCCGATCTGGAGCAGGAGGGCAAACGCGCATGGTTTAATCCGCTGCGCCTCTTCGGCAGCCAGACGTGGGAGGGCCAGCGCAATCTCGACGAGAACGACAAGAAGCAGAAGGCCGACGCGGATCAGTTGGAGAAAGTGGCCGCGCTCAAGCGCGAGAAATTCGAGAACGAGGAAGGCGGCCTGCAACTGGACGCCCTGCGCAATCGCTCCAAGCGCACGCTGACCGGACAGCGTGCAGCATTCATGGACGAATACCTTGAAAAAGGACTGGGCATGAAGCGCCACATGGCCGCTGAGGGAGCAACGCCGGAGCAGCAGAACGAGGCAGCACGACTCGAAATGACGAACAGCCTCCGCGACCGCCAGCAGGCCGCGGGCGCAGGGCTCGTCACTGCGCGCAGCGGCGCGGCGGACATCGCGCGCTCGGCAGCCTGGGGCCAGCAAGTCAACCCTAACGAAAGCGCGCTGATCCAGCGGTTCGACAAAATGGCCGCTGTCTGGGATGCGCACCGGCAGGACCAGAAATTGAAGGACCAGAGCATCCCTCCTCCCGCCCACACCAGATGATTTACGGCCTCCAGCAAATCCAGATCGTCCAGGACACGACCGACCTCATCGGCGTCCGCGTCCTCGTGCTCTCGCAGCTCTGGCAGCCAAGCGTGAGCGATCCGTTTTCGGCGCTACTCGAAAAGCCCGCGCCACCGGCGGTGCCCGGAGGCGTGATCCTTGTCGGCGAGCAATCGCTTCCCAGCCACGGCGCAATGAAGACGACGTGGACTTTCCAGGGCATCAATGGCGACGGCAAAAGCGTGACGTTCAAGGATCGCATGAACTCGATTGACTACGGCTTCGAGCCGGGCTTCGCGCAGGTGCCCATCCAGCAGCTTCCGAACTTCCAGACCCTGCTCGACGACTACGGCGGCTCCGTCGGCAATGACGGCTCGACCGTCATCTGGGACCTGAACAATACCGGCCCCACGGGTGCGGCTGCGCCGAGCGGATGGGCCGCCAGCACCAGCAGCATTCCCGTTGGGACAAATCCGATGTATGGCATTCAGGACTTCTTCCGCATGGAGGGAACCTACCGCTTCCGCTATGCGGAAAAGGATCTGCCGAAAGATTTGTATGCGCTCAGCGGCACGATCATGGAGAGCAGCGATCTGCCCGGCGAGCCGCCCTACGTGACGGGCCGCAACTGGCTCTTCGTGCCGCCGCCCTACAAGCAGCGGGGCATCATCAAGGACATCACGGAAATGTATTGGCTCTCCGGCGACGGCGGGTGGCCCAAGCCGGTTTATACCAGCCTCAAATGATCCTTCCACTGCCACACAAAGAGCAACCGCATGCGGCCTCGCCGCGCCCGCAGCCGGGCGTGAACTCGCGGCTCGCGTCCACGCCGTTCGGATTCGTGATCAGCGGCGTGCCGTCCGGCGGCGCGAGCTTTTCCCACCCCTGGAGTCCCTCGCTCGTCGGAAAGGACGGCGCGCGGCTCTCGAAGGGCATCGTCATCGGGGACAACCTGAACGCGGGATACGAGCCCACGATCACCACGGGCGGCTCGGCGGTTCCCATTTCCGGCAACGCGGCGAAGGGCATTCCCCAGCCGACGCTGCGGCTGGATCGCACGGTCGCCAACGCGAACCTCGAAAGCTGGATCTGCCTCGAAGTGACCCCGGCGGCGAACGGCACGCTGGCGGACACGACCGGCGCACTGGCGAAGGGCGTGGTGATCGCGGTCGTGCATCGCAATGCGCCGACGCTGACCGGGCAGGCCACGGGACGCCTGCCGCTGGCACTCGTCGCATGGAGCGCCAACAGCGGGCCGTCGCGCATCTGGCCCGTCCAGTTCTTCAACGTGCGCTATCACCGCACCACGCCCGCGCCGGGGCAGGGATCGGCGCAGCACCTTTTTTACTGACATGGTCGCGCTCGCACATCCGCCTCCGACCGCGCCGCGCGCCGGCACGAACGCCGCCGTCACCCGCGGGCCGGGCGGCTTTTCGGTATCGCTGGGAAAGCCGAAGCAGTGGCAGCACCCGTGGCAGACGCAGCTCTGGTGGCTCGGCGATCTGAAGCAGTGGGTCGCGACGGTGCTGCCGGGATTCGTGAACGGCGAGGCGCCCGTCGTGAACACGACCGCGGCTCTCGCGCTCTCGCTGGCGAAGGCGGGCACCTTCTACAACGGGCTCATCACCGCTCGCAGCGGCGCGGCGGACATCGCGCGCGCGGCCTCGCTGGCGGCGGAGAGCACCGCGGCCGCGGACGCCACTCCCGCCGGGCAGGTGGACGTGAAGCTCACCAACAACCCGCCGATCCAACTGGCCTTCCGCAACGTGGGCTTCGACAGCGACGGAACGGTCGGCTCGGCTGTGCCGCAGTTTTTCAAAAACCTCGGCGTGCAGAATTCCCCGCAGCCGGCCAATCTCTCCGACCCGAACAACCCGGACACCGCCGACGCCGTGGTGGCCGCGCTCAACGTGCAGCCGACGCCGGGGAACCGCCTGCTGCGAGCGTCGGACATCGTGGTGCATCAGCCCCGCATGGCGCTCACCTCGACCATCTCGATCGAGGACGGCGCAATCACCGGCATCAGCAATGTCACGCAGACGCTCGGCATCCGCAGCGCCGCGCCGGGCGACCGGCTGAAGGTGTTTGCCACAAGCCTGTTTGATCCCGGCAGCGCGGCCGCGCTCGGCATTGATCCGCTCTCCGGCGACTACGAGGAGCCCACATGGGATGAGCTGCTCGTCTCCACCGTCTATCTGCTCAGCCCTCCAAATGCCGTGCCGCTCAGCCAGCCGGACTCGTCGTGGGTGCCGTACGTGGCGCACACGCTCTTCTGGAATCTCACCTACCTCGCGAGGACCGTGCTGCAGGTGCCGCAGCTCGGCAACGCCACGGGCGAACTCGTGACGCTGGGCAGCACGCTCGCCGGCGGCCTCGCATCGTTCGCCGTGAACACCATCTCCGCCTCGATCAATGACGCGATGCAGAACGCGCTGAACCTCCTCACCGCGCAATCGCTCGCCGGAACGTGGTGGACCGCGACGGGCGGCGGCTCCAGCAGCACCTTCCCCGCATCGCCCGCGCCCGCGCCCGCGCCGGCCGGATGGAACCAGGCGGAGGCCCTGCAGGCCAAGAGAATCGCCGCTGCACGGGCGCTGAAAGCCGCAACCCTGGACCCGCAATTCCCGTACAGCGGCGTCCCATTCACGCCCTCGCTCCTGAACCCATGAACTTCCTCCTCACCGCCAATCTCTCGACGAAGATCGCCAGCGACGGCAATGGCGCGTGGACGCCCCCGACCTTCACCTTCGGCGAGCAGATCACCGTCGCGCTGCGGCTGACCCGCAATTCCTCCGGCACGGTGATCGAGACGAGCCCCGTGGTGAATTCGATGAAGGCCGCCATCGGCAATCCCGATGCGCGGCCGCTCGGCGGAACGTGGAAGCTCAAGCTCGGCACGGATGATGAGAGCGGCGCGAACACGACGGCCGTGCTGCAATCCGGCGCGCCTGCGAGCGCGCTGCAGACGGCCATCAATGCGCTCGCCGCAATGGTCACGGCCTACGGCGCGGCAACGGTCGTGACGGTGGACGGGTCGCTGCTCGTGACCTTTGCCTTCGGCCAGCAGGTGACGCTCACGGTCGTGGACAACAAGCTGTGGCCCTCGACGCTTGGACGTGTCTTCGCCTACGAGCGCGACGGCGTGTGGATTCACGAGATCCGGCTGACGCAGACGCCGGCGGTCTTCACCAGCACGAGCAGCACGGTGCTGCCGCCCATCCCCCAAATCACGGAGATCCAGCTCGGCGGCAGCGAGGCGGGCGCGAACGTGAATGAGATTCAGGAAATCTACGTGCCCTTCGAGTTCCGCGGCACCTACTACCTGCAGTCCGGTTACGCGCGCACCGCGGTGCTCACGCCGGCGGACGGCCCGGACAACATCGCGACGGCGCTGAACGCCATCGCACCGGCGCTCGGTGCGGTGGGCACCGGCTTCACCTGCACGGCGACGCTCTTCCAGCGCGCGAACATCGAGTTCGTCAACTCCCTCGGCGCGCTCCCGCAGGCGCTGCTCGCCGTCCACGTCGCGTCGAACCCGCCGGGCGATCTCACCTTCACGATGGCGATGGACCGCGCGGAACTCGCCGCGCTTTTGCGGACGACGCCCGAGGTCACGCTCCCGCTGCAGGTGTGGCTCAATGTCACCGAGGACGGCATCACGAGCGACATCCTCGCATTCAGCCAGGACGTGACCATTCAGGCCCCCCTCACGTGGCCGGAGCTGGAGGAGACGCCGCAGATCAACTGGCTGGAGCCGCTCAGCCCGAAGCGCTATTTTCCCTACGACCCGAACGCCACGCTGCTCGGGCAGCACTTCTATCCCGCGCAGGTGGGCGACGGAGCGGCGACGGTATTCGCCGTCGCGCACGGCCTCGGCACGCTCGTGGTGAGGACGTGGGTGAACAGCCAGGCGACCGGCGCCCAGCTCATCGAGGGCACGGACTATTCCGTGGTGATCAACAACGCCAACCAGGTGACCGTGACGGCGCTCTCCGGCGCTCCGGCGCTGAATGCGTGGCTCATCATCGTGATGAGCGCGCAGACGCTCGCGGCCTTCGCGACGGACCTCACGATTGATCCATCTCAGGTCAACGGTCTGACGGCGTGGCAGGATTCCATCGGCGCGAATCTCGCGCAGCTCAACACGCTGCTGCCCAGCCAGGCGACCGTCGCCGGGACCACGCTAGCGCAGGGGCCGTTCACGATCACGTTCCCCACGGCGATGGGAATCCTCTTCAGCGCGGTGACCGACCCGGCGAAGCTCCCGCCGCGCGCGCCCTACATGCTGCCGATGGTGAACACCGCGACCGTCGTCGCGCTGCCCGTCACTCCGCTTCCCGCCCCGGCCGCAGACAGCGTGTGGGTGAACAGCACCGGCAACGCCGTGACCATTCCCGGCGGTGGAATGATCCGCAGTTCGGCCGTCGCCTCCGGCGGAAATGTCGCCAGCGACGGCCGCATGATCTGGCCCGCGCGCCAGAGCGGCGCGACGACGAGCTACTTCCCGATCCCGTTCGAGGTTCCGCTCTTCGACGAATACATCACGGCCCGGACGTTCGGGGTGGGGAGCACGCTGACGCTGCAACTCGGGCTCGCCACGCAGCTCATCGCCGCGACGAGCCACGCGCAGTGGATGCTCGTGATCGAAAAGGGATATGCGCCGCGCGAGGCCGACCCGACCGCGGCAGCCATTGACATCACGACCGCCGGCACCGGCACGCACACCGCGACGACTGAGCTGGGAAAAGCGGTCGGCGCATTCACGGCCAATGCCAGCACGGACGTGCTCACCCTCGCGGCGCACGGCATGGCGAACGGCTGGGTCATCCTCGTCGCCTCGACCGGCACGCTGCCCGGCGGACTCGCGGCGAACACGCTCTACGTCGTGCGCGACGTGACGACGGACACCTTCCGGGTCGCGGCCGTGACCACCGCGCAGAACCTGCGCGACATCGTCTGGGACACGGCGAACCCCATCGTGAACGAGCGCATCATCCTCACGCCGGGCCTCACCACGCACTCGTATGCCGCGACGATCTCGCGCAGCGGCACCGCCATCACCGCGAATGCGATCGTGGACAACACGATCATCGCCGCCAATGCCGCCGCGCCCTCCACGCCCAACTTTGCGATCCGGGGAAGGCTCATCAATTTCGACACGCAGAACAGCGTGCCTGAGGCCCGCGGCTGGGTCTTCTGGCAAATGGTCGCGCCCCAGAGCGGCGCCCTCGGCATCAGCATCTCCTCACCTTCCTGACCTATGGCAGCACCCGTCATTGACCCCAAGCAAAGCGTCCCCGACTTCGACCAGTTCGAGCCTTGGGGCTTCCAGCCGTATGCGACCAACTACCCGACGACCTGGCAGGCGAGCGGCCTGCCTCCGGGCGTCGTCATTGACGGCGTCGCGGGGCTCATTTCCGGCGCGGCGACGCTGCCGGGCACCTACCAGTTTGCACTGACGGCAACGAACAGCGACGGCGTGAGTGCGCAGGTGAGTTTCGTCGTCGGCATCCGGCCCGCGCCGCCGCCGGCACCGAGCGGCGCAGTCGTGACGGTCGTGGACCTCGACACGCGCGCGGTCACGTTCACCGCCGCCGATCCGAAGCTCGGGCTGCTGCTCAAGCGCGGAGACGACATCATCTTTCAGATCCAGTTCGTGCGGAACAATGTCGGGCAGGAACTGGCCGTGACCGCGCTCAAGACGGCGTTCAAGGACGACGAGACCGAGGAGCCTCCGCTCATCCTCTCGCAGCGTCCTCCGCTCGCCGTGACAGGCACTTCCTCGACGCACCTCATCAATGCCACGGCGCACGGGCTGCCGAACGGCACGGCCGTGGCGTTCACCTCGCTCACCGGCGGCACCGGACTTACCGCGGGTACGGCCTACTATGTGGTCACCACCGCGACGGACACCTTCCAGCTCTCCGCAACCCCCGGCGGCACGCCGATCGCATTCAGCACGGACATTTCCGCAGGCACCGTCACCGTGATCCCGTGGATAAAAGTCGGGAGCGGAACGTCAACGGTGTACCGGCTTTATGTGCAGCTCGCCGCGGCCGACGATGCCTTCCCCGGCTATCCGGCGGACGAAACTTCCGCCGACGTGCTCACGCGCTCGGAGACCGTGCAGCTCCTCGGAGAATTCGAGTGGCAGGAAACCAACGGCCTCGGCGTCGGCCCCGCCACGATCCGCAGCTCCAGCCAGAGCTGGGCCGCCCTGCTCGTGCGCGATCTCATCGCGAACACCTCACCCTGACCATGCTGACCAACGGCAACTGGTTCCAAGCCTCCGCGCTGATGCTCGCCGGTTCCGGCGTGCGCCGCGCGGCGTGGCACAAATGGCTCTACTGGCAGCACAACCTGGGGTGGATTTTCCAGCCCACCCTGCTCGCGCCCGACGTGCCGACCGACACCTACACGCGCGTCGTGCTGGATACGGACTTCACCGTCGCCGAGTTCAACGCGCTCGACTGGACCGACCAGCCCTGGGACGGCACGACGAACACCTTCAATGTGCTCACCAATGGCGACGGCACCGGCGGAAGCGGTGGCAGCGGCCTGGACAAAAACGTCAATCAGAACATCTGGAATGCACTCGCCGGCAACAGCGGCGGAGGCGGCGCTTCCGGCGGCAGTTCCACCACGGGCACCACGCAGACGAGCACCGCGCCGAATCCTCAACTGCCCACGATCACCGTCACCTGCACCTGCCTGGACACGCCGACCGGTGGCGCATGCTGGACGGGACCAGCCCCGGCCACATTCCGCATGTCCGTCAACATCGCCATCTCAGGCGGTCCGGCGGGCGTCGGCGGACTCTCGATCAAGTTCCAGGGCCGCACCGTGCTCTGCGGAAACGGCAGCGACGGCTACAACGCCGCCACCGTCGTGGCCGATGCCACGCTCACGCCGGGTGCGAATTTCGTCGTGACAGCCTTCTACGCCGCGGACAGCCGTGCGGGATTCTCGCCGGGCACACTCTGGCAGGGTGTCGGAACGATGACCAATGCACCCGTCTGCGGCACTCCGCCGCCCTCGATCACCTACGGCATCGACGGCACGGTGGGGTATGTGGATACGCATGCCACGGGAACGGTGGCCGCGTCGGGCGACGTGACCGATTCCAGCGGAGCTTGGGACATCCCCCCGCAAGTGTCGGTGAATCCCGTGAACTTCACGAGCGACATGATCGCAGGGGCCAGCATCACCTTCAACGGTGGCACGCCCATCACCAGGGCCAACTTCGGAAACGATTATGGGTGGGACGCCGCCGTTTGGATCTTCGACGGAGGCACCCTGCCAGCCGGGCTGGGGGCACTCCCATCGGGCGCAAACACCGTGGTGGTCACGGCATCGGGCTTCACGGCCACTTTCACCTTCACCGTCGCGTGA